CCATAGTGTCAAGAATAGTAGCACAACCACGTGGATAGTAGTGTGCTTGTCTTACACGTGAGTTTGGGTTTTGGTAATCATTACCCTTTTTAATTTGTATCTCAGCACAACGCTGAAGAAACTTTAGTGAGTACTTATCTTTCATACTTCATTCAACCTTTCTTGAAATTCTTCTATGTTTTTTTCTATAGCCAATTCTTTTAAATTTGGAATTCCTGATAATATTTCATCAGCTGTTAATCGTTTAGATAATTCAAGCCATTGTGAATATACCCCAACATTACCTTGTGACGCGTCTTTCCAAGCAAATCGAAAACCATAATTACGTGTTGTTTCATGATGAATATAGTCTTCAAGACTTTTATAATCTTCCGAAGATGTGTAAATATAGCGTATTTTAACTTCAGCTTCTTTGCAAAGATCGTTTTGACGGATATAACGTCCAGCGCCGTGAGTACCTTTTGGTTGACGTATATCGTAAGTTCTTTGAAGAATGCTACCTGATTTACCAGTATAGCCTATTTTATCGTGTATTACTTCATTACCTATTTCTTCTATATATTTTGTTTCGGCAACTTGGTATATTCCACACGTACCATATTTTTCATTTAAATCTAAAAAATCAGCCGTATCTTTTGTTGGTATTTTTGAAATAGGTATCCAAGGGGAACGGCCTATAATTTGTATTCCATTTATTTCCTCGTAAGCCATTTTATTTTTGTCCTTTAAGTTTCATGCAAAAATATACTAACATATTTTTCATGAAATGTAAACCCCTAAAATGTATTTCTTGCAAATTTTTTTCCATCCCAAACATACACTCCTTCATGTATGTACTCACCGTCTTTCTTATTGTTTATAAAAATATAAACTATGTCTGGATATTTTCTCCATTTATCAAGCTTAGCTTTTCTGCAGCTTTCAAGAACATATGGTATATAGTATTTTCCTTGTGTTACTTTTATCTCAACCGGATCAAGGTATGGGTCTAACAAATCTTTATATGGTCTTTCATCGTCAGTCCAACCCGTTTCTATGAGGTACTGCTCAGCGGCATGCCCGTACTTACAAGTTTCATAAATTTCCTTAAGAGTACGACCTCTTCTTGTACTTTTTTTACTATGAATCTGTTTAGCTTCATTCATAGCCCTTTCATGCCATTCATCGACGTTAATAATATCAGAAATATTAAAACTCATATCATAATCAAACGTTTCGGTATGCATACTCTATAGCCCTATCTGCTTCTACATTCAATGGTCTGTTTTCATATCTACGAGCCGTGTCAGCATCTAGCTGTCTGACTAACTCTACGATTTCATATACGCTTATTGGATAACGCCTATCAACTGCGTTACTTGCGATGGATACCATAATCTTATAGATCATTGCGTATCTACCACTATTATCGACATGAGCGATGTTTTTAAAATCACGGATCATGTTTTTATTTACAAAAGGACAGTCTTCATAACTAGTCCAAGATATACTAGTATTGTCCATTTTTTTCTTGCGATGTTCTACGATTTGTTTTTGTATCTCAGTGGGCAATCTGTCAAGAAAGCTTCCGGTTTTCTTTTCAACATACGAGTGTTTATCCATAATTGTCTGAGGATCTAGAAAATCGCCAGTATTAGTAAAAATAAAGTTGAAAGCGTCATCGTACGTGCCAGGGATATAATACATTCGTGATAGATCTTTAGCTTGTTCATCGCCGAGCGATCCGAACTCTTTGTTAAGGGCGAACCAGAAATGTCTGATCTTGTCTGGTTCAACTCTTGTTCTAAGTGGGAAACATAGCCTAAACTTTGGTAAACTTTCTCTAGAGCTAGCAGTAGAATAGCAAACATAATGCCATTTACCATGAGTGGAAGCCAATTCATTTTTCAGATCTCCTTTAAACTCGTGATCATCAACATCAATGGCTGCCCAGCCAGCCCAACTGACTACGTTCTTATTAGCACGTGTAGTACCCTCGACATAAGTTGCGGGTGACATAAGCGCGGCGTCTTTCTTACCCTTCAGCCTTCTTCTCGATAACTTGTACAAGAACTCTTCAAACTTACTGAAGTCTTCAAAGTCAAAGCGCTTGTGCGTTTTGTTATCATATATGTTTTTAAAAAAGGTCGCTGAGACTTCCATGATTACCTTCGTGGTTAGGTGATTCCCATCCGTCGGGTTTGATTAGATCTGGTAAACCAAATGGATTAGGTCTACCTTCTTTCACACCAGGTGACTTTGCCATGTTTGCTTCGTAGATACGATTCCATGCTTCATTGGCATCTACACCAAAGACATCAAGAGTACCGATAGCAAATACACAGATATCAATAAGACCATCTACGATTTCTTCAGGATCTTCGTTGTCGAGTGCATCAAAGCATTCACCCATTTCTTCATTACACATATTCAAACGAAAACGTAGGTATGTTTTCATTAGTTCTTTATCATGTTTGTTATTTTCAAACCATTCTTTTACACCAAACTTATTATGCATTTGGTAGATATCAAAAGCCCAATCACTCATATTTTTCTCCATTTTGTATATTATACAATATTTACTCTTTCTTGTAAACCCTCATATGACAATCCAAATAAATATTTTTGTGTATCTTTCCAGTCTTTGACTGCAATGCAGACATTATCATCACGCTGTTTTAGTTCCTGAGCTAAAGGGTAATCATTACCACCCACTTCCATCTTATCGCCAAAGAACATCGTAGGTCCAAATAAGCTCATGGCTACTTGTGATTTATCAGAACCTATCATCATTATATCAAGACCGGTTTCACCTGCTACTTGAGCTACAACACCTTCGTGGTTGAAAGCAATATTAAATTCTCTTGCAATTGTTTTTCTTTCGTTATTTTCTTCATCCCATTGACGATACAGCATTCTTTCACCAAGTGTGCAGTTTCTTCCTAGGACAGTAAAGTTTACCAGCCCAGGTCTGTCTTCAATGTGGCCACCGGTTCTAAGACTAAATTTACTTGTCTTTATCTTTTTTTCTAACCATTTACGCATATGATCAGGAAGTCTCCACGAATCTCTGTAAACTTCAACTCCTCTCTGCCAAACGCTGTTACCGCAGCAGTTCCATACGGTTATGACTGTTTCACATATTTCTTTTCCAACTTGTTGAACTGTTTTTTCATAGTCTGAACCAGTAACTAAGTAACACTTATTCCTATCCGCAAACTCGAGAAAAAACTTTTGGAAAACAGGATCCATCTTCATCCTACTTGGTGTAAGTGTTCCGTCTACATCGAATACGTAGTTCATGTTATTCATCCGAAAAAATCCTCTAGTGTTGCTTGTTCTTTGACTGACCAACCCACCGCTTCAAGGATTGGATTTAAGGGTTCGATAAATGTTTTTTCAAACTGAGTGTCATAGTCTATATATTTATGAAGATTCAACTCACTTGGTAAATAATCTGGGAAAGATATCACGTTTTCACGAAGAGGATTTGGCATTTTTAAGTAAGAAAACTTGATTTTTTCTCCAGATTGAATAAGAGTATGTTTCTTTTCGAGTGCTTTATCTTTTATAGTATGATTATATAGCAAAGCACCTCTAACATGAATAGGTGTACCTTTAATATAGATTTTTAAACGATCAGACCATTTATCTACTTCTTGAACTCCTCGAGGAAAAGCAACTGATTCGGGAGGAAGAGATTTAAAGTATTGTTTAAAATTGTTTATAAATTTTCTTGTATCCGATTCATTTCCAGTTATAATAACTTTAAATATTTCTTTGAACTTATCTCGAACAACTTCAGGTGTAGAAGACTTAATTGCTTCGATACCCATGATCTTAAGTTTTGGTTCAGCGTATTGTACACCTTCGTTGTTATGTACGTTAAGAATATATCTTTTCTTAGCCATCCAGATACCACGATCAGCTATAACTTCCCTTCCCATTTCCATTCTTGGCGTGTAGGCATTCATCTTATTGAATAGCTCACCGTAAGCATCAGCAATAATTTTTTCAAAGTGTTCTTTACATATCTTATCAAGTGCTTTGACTGGATCTGAAGGATTCAGTTTCTTTACGAGTGGACCCATATTGATATAGACTGAATCGGTATCAATCGCTATTACATAGTCTTTATCTGTACCAAGTATGCGATTCATTTCTCTATTGATAGCTTTTTCCGCCCACTTGATAGAAAGCTGACCGGTCAGAGTTACGGATTCGGCGAGTGCTGTGTCAAAATATTTAAAGTACTTGTTAGCCAAAGCACCATAAAGTGAGTTCATCAAGATCTTGATAGCCATCTGATTGTTTTCAAGCTGGTTAATCTCAGACTCAAGATACGTAGACTTCGTCTTTTCATATTGTGATTTTGCATGCAGCATTTTCTTTTTTATTTCACTACGTTCAGCATAATACTCAACGATAAGTTCCGGAATGATACCTTGTTTTTCATGAGAGAAGGGTACACCACTTGCACATATAGAATACTCTTTAGATGATTTAGTTGGATCATCGTTAAGATAATGACTTACGTCTTGAACAAAGACACCAAATGATTTTTCTTTAACAAGAGTTTCGGGTGATATGTTATACTCAACAATGATGTTTGGATACAGAGAGTTTAGATCAAAAGATACCACCCATTCATGTTCACCGACCTGTGGATTCTTAACGTAGCCACCCTCAATCATGTTAGGATTGGAGTTATTCTGATACGCGACTTTTCGTATCTGATCCACGGGTGATATGATATTATTTTGGAGTAGCTTACGATATATGATAGATTCCCATATCGATGTAGTACCAAAAGTATCCGCAAAGTTAACACCTGCTTTATAAGCCATAGTCATAACCAGATTAATCAACCCCATCTTTTTATCAATGCGGTCAACCAACTGTACGTCTTTAATGTTATAATCGATAAATTTCTGGTGATTCATCTTATATAGTGTATATAGATTACCAGCTTCTTCGTATGACAGTTTCTTTTCACCAAGAACTACATATGAGATATGATCAAGCTTATATGATTCTTGTGGACCATACGAATAACCAAACTTTTTAAATAGTTCATAGTAATCTGCTTGTTGAATACCACCAATATCGTATCCATATTGTTGACGACCACCCATAACGATATTGCGCTCATCTACCATTTTCCATGGAGACAATCGTTTCTTTGCTTCTTCACTACCAACGATAGAGATACGATTTACGAGATATGGAATATCAAAAAACCGCGTATTCCAACCAGTGATGATGTCTGGATAATTTTTCGTCCAGTAACTCAAGAACGAGGAAAGGAGGTGAACTTCCGATTCACAATGGTGATACTTAATTTGATCACCTTGCATGTCGAGTTCCGTTTTGAGTGGATCATAAGTATCCAAACCCCACACTTGATATATCGAAGACTTGCTTGATTTCAGGGCAATCGATATGATGGGATACGCAGCTTTTTCTGGTACGGGGAAGCCATCGTCTGAGGCCACCTCGATGTCGATATTAACTACGTTAACATGATTAGGATTGAAGGAAATATTATCAGGATACATATCAGTTATGAACTGATGAATGTAGTTGCGAGTGCCGTAGACTTTTACACCATCCATTTCTGAATATTGTTCAAGAAAGTCTTTAGCATCTCGCATTGTAGAAAACTCTACCGACTTAACGGGATCACCGTCAAACGAGCGATACTGAGTAATTTCTTTTGTTGGTAAATAAAATTTTGGAGAGAATTTATATCTCTGTGTAATAGGTGAACCGTTACTCGTATAGCCACGATAAAGTATGCTGTTGCCGTAACGGTTCACAGATGTATAGAATGAACTCAACTTATAACCTCCATTTGAGGTCTATTATATCATAGTCTAAAAGAATTGTAAACCTCTACATACATAAATCTTCATATTTTATAGTGTGTTGGCGGTGAAAACTTCTGTCTCTTTTTTCCATTCCATAAGGCCAGTCGCCTTTTGGTTTCCAGTACTTATTGTTATAATAAGCCCACTCAATACTATGAAAAAATGAATAACCTTTAGATCTCAAAAGTTTCCACCAGTTATACCAATCTTTCATATTAGTCTTTCTTTGAAACAAAAGAATACATCTCTTTTGCTTTATCCATTAAATCATCCATTGTATAATATTCTTGGATTGCTTTTTGAAATTCTTCAGCTGTTGCTTTGTTTGTATCAAACTGTTGTCTCCAAAAGTCTACATTCATGTGATACTGTTGATCCATATAGTCTTTTGCAAGTTTAAGCATGTCTGCACGGATTTCGAATGGATTCTTATTTGTCATTTTATTTCTCCTGTGTTTGTGTGTAAAAGAGGGCCAGGGCGGCCCTCAATATTATTTATTTTAATTTTCTGATTTGCATCATAACTTCTTTTGCTTGTTCATGGTAACCCATTCTAGCAAGCTCTGAAGCTGCTCGTGTGTAACCAATGACTTCTGCTGTTCTCATAAAACCAGAAAACATAGATGAGAAGATATTAATTAGTTCTTCTTTCAATGACCACCAATAGTGTGTTGTTTTAGCAATCATTACACCCATCCTTTCAAGTTTGGATTCTTACTGTGAGCAATATGCAAGATATCGCTTCTTGAAATTCCGATGTCTGTCAATTCTCTGTCGTTCAAAGATGACAATTCTCTGATGGTTTGTTTTACTATTTTTCTTCTCTGTCTTGCTTCATCAATTGATTTAAAAAAATCAAAGATGAGTTCAACCGTCTTCGTTAAGTAGCTGTGGGCTACTAATACTGCCTGTGTCATTTAAATTCCTCGCTTTACCGATTTCGATTTTACGAGGACGCATTTCTTCGGGAATGATATACTTCAATTCTATTGCAAGTATTCCATCCTGAATATCTGCTCCGAGTACATTTACATGTTCGGACAGCCGGAACGTGCGTTTAAACTTCTTCGTCGAAATACCACGATGAATAAACTCACGACCTTTGGACACGTGTTCTCCTGTAACTGTCAGTGTTCGGTCTTTGACCTCTACTGTAATTTCATCTCTCGTAAACCCAGCAATAGCAAGCTCAATGAGGTAATCGTTCTCATCGGTCTTAATAATATTATGGGGTGGATAATGATCTTGTGCGTGCTTTGCTGTGAACTCTAGTTCATTAAACAAATGGTCAAAACCAACAAAAGATGAACGTGGAAAAAGTGTTTGTAAGCCTGTCATAGTTATCTCCTTTTATACAAGCAAGATTAGAGTGTAACCGGAATACTCCGCATTACAAGATTATTTATACATTAATTATATCACAAGCCATTACGAAAGTAAATAGCCCTTATTCATTTTTTTCCGATATTATACTTCGGGCATAATTCCCATTGATCTTTTTCTTTATAAGAAATAATTTTTATTTGTCTCAGTGGTGAAAGCGGCTGAACCTTTTCTAAATTATCAATGGTTACTAAACCCCAGTCTGACATTAATGTTGCAATGGTATTTCTTCTAGCTATATCAGACTCTTCGAGGTTAGCTTTTTTACCATCCAATAAAAACAATTCTTTGAAGTGTACGATAAAGTATCTACCTTGCTTATGAAGTATATGGCAAGATTGATACAGCTTTTTATCTTTTCTTGATGCTACGCCGATACGTGTAAGAGTTTCCCTTACCTTTAAAAAATCATCCGGCTCATTGAGTGTTACTTCCAGCATTATATCTGGAGACCACTCCACTAGTATTTCAGATTCAGTCATATTTCAACTCACTTTTTATTATATTACTCATGATTATCATTCATGATAGATATATTTATAAAATTTGAGTTTTAAGGATTTCTTCCACCCTTGCTGACTTTTTTACGTAAAACTTGTAGTTGATCTTGATTTAAGACTTTTAAAGCTTCAATAGATTTTTGTTTTGAGTATCCATAGTATTTAGAAACAACTTCAACATCTGGCATCTTATCTGCTTTATTCCATTTAGAAAATCTTTTTCTTTTTCTAACAATGTGTCGTAAAAAATCATATTGAAGTTTAGAATCAAGATGAGAGTACTTGTTCATTTCATTTGCATAAATTACTGTATCATTGAAGTATGACAAGCCTCTGTTCACCATAAAGCTACTATAAGCTTTTTCATCCAAATCATCTTTCATTATATTTTCTTTAGTAGAATTAATAGAATTTAAGAAGTCAAAATGATTCATTCATTGATAGCCTGTACTAGTGTTTGCATTCTCATAACATCAAGAGCGATGTCGTGTCTTGGATCATGGTGTATAAACGATTCACAGTTAGGAGGCATGAAGCTATTATTTAGATCTGTACCCCAAGATAGACCTTCTATAAGAGATCTTGTATCACGAACTTCCCACCATTCGTATGGCATAGGTCTATCAAATTGTTTGAGAATATGCTCCATAATAATTGGATCGAAAGTATTGCCGCGAGTGTATACTTTCTTAACATTTACTCTTTTATTTATGATAAAAAACTGATAGAGTTCAGATATTGAAACATCTTCTTCACTAGGAGCTAGCTGCTTTTTAGCTAATTCACCCTGTTTGTTCCACCATTCGAGAGTTGATTTATCAATCTTTCTTCCAAACTTTTTTACTTGTTCCTCAACATTAAATTTAATTAAGTGAGTGTTTTTAACTAACTCATCAAAAGTATATGCTAAGTCTCCAATAAACCTTGTCTCAGAAAAAGTTAACATGGCCATGGATACCACTACACCGTTCATTTGATCTTGAGATAACGTTTCAAAATCAAAGATTACTGCGTTGTCTAATCCTTCATACTTTACCATTAATTAAACTCCACGTTAGCCATAATTTCAGTCATACACGCCACTACGTTCAACTCATGATCTGCAACAAAAGCATTCTTATACTGGTAGTCAGCTAGTATTAAAACCAGTTGAGGAATGAAATGAGGCTTTACGGAATCATACATTCTATCGTAAAGACCGCGAAATATAGACGATGCATCAGTGTCGATGTTGTTTACGACCCAAGACCTCATCTTCTTAAAGTCTTTGGTTTTTAAAAACGAAAAAAGATTCTGAAAAGATTCGTCCCCGATATTAATCAGAATACCGGAATCAATTCTTCCACCTATAGAATACCTTTGACACTCATTTAATACTCTTCTCCAATCCGGACCGTACTTCATAATTAGATTGGCGAGTACTTTATCTTCATATTCAACATTTTCTTTTTCAAGAATGTCTTTTAGTCTGGACATCATTTGTCCGGCTAAGGGTGCCATATCCTTCTTACTTGTATTGAATTCGTATACTGAACATCTAGAATGTAGAGGTTCGATAATTCTATTTTTAAAATTACAAGTAAGAATAAACCTGCAGTTATTTGCAAATTCTTCAATGAATCCACGAAGAGCGGGTTGTGTTGATTGAGGATTAAGATAATCCGCTTCATCAAGTATTACTACTTTGTATCCACCAGATAAAGAAACAGAAGAGGCAAATTGTTTTATCTTCGTGCGAAGAGTATCAATATTGCCTTCTTCTGAACCGTTAACAAGAATATAATCGAGATCTAACTCATTACACATTGCTTTTGCAACAGTAGTTTTACCAAGGCCAGCAGTACCGCTAAATAACATATTCGGTACTTCGCCAGACTTGACAATATTCTTAAATATAGTTTTTAGTTTTTCTGGTAAGATAGTTTGTTCAATAGTCTGTGGCCGATATTTTTCAACCCACAAGAAATCATCATTCATAATATAAAACTATCCCTTTACTCTTCAGCTTGTTCCTGTTTCCAAGCTTCTACAATTTGTACACCCTGTGTACACTGATCACGTAGGTTACCGATGGTTGAAAGTTCTTCACCGCGGAAACCACCACGCTGAGTAATTGTATCAATGATAGCAATAGTGCTACGTGAGATTTGATTCATTAGTTCCATTGCACGTTTTTGATCTTCATTATCAAACATTAATTATTCTCCGTATGTTGATGTCTTTTCAAGAGCGATCCAATACTTCAAGTCAGTTTCAGTATTGGTAAACTTCGAAATTAGTTTAGATGATATCTCAACCTCATAATTACCTGGAGTCATTTTAAGGTTTGAGATGTTAAATATAAAGTTGTATTTATCAATGTTTGCAGAGCCCTCCACGTCAATAGAAAAAGAATTTGCGGTTGAGTTTTCAGTAGAAGTAACGGTAAGAGATACCACACCTCCACTTGGTGATACTTGAAGTTCATTATGACCAAGAGCTGAAGCCGCACGTTTGATTTTATTTAAGGTGTCGTTATCAAGAGAGAACCTTACGTCTGTGTCTGGCATCTTCACTTCTTTAGACGGTGCTGTGAGCATCTCTGTGTCTGAGAAGTAGTAACGTACTTTTGACCTACCAGTAGAATCTCCAATGAGCACGGAGTTGTCTTCAAATTTTAAACGAGGTCTATCAACTAGACCAAGCACATTTAAGAATTCGTTTAAATCATAAATGCCAAACCTAGAAGGAAACACTTCACTGATAGTAGATTTTGAAAGAACATTTTTAGCCTCAGAAATAGTTTGAAGAGTATTACCTTCTTCAACCACGAGATTAGAATTGATAGAGGCATAGTTCTTCAATACCTGCAGTGTTGAATCACTGAGTTCCATTATATATTTCTCCTTTGTAAATCATAAAACTATTATAAACTATTTTAAGCTGCTTGTAAACTATCATTTAATAGATTTTCCAATATTTTTAAACACTCTTGACTATTATCAGTGGCTCCTCTCAAAATAGCATTTTTAACACAATCGCGAGTAAATGGAAGAGGATAGCGCTTACCGGCTTTATCCATTCCAGTATTTATGAGAAAAACATTACACTCATTAGCATGAATTTTTTGCATAAGAAGATCACTATATTCTTCTATCTTTCTTGGCATAAAGGGTGAACCATAACATGGACTGAATATGGCTTTAATTTCATTACTACCAGCTTCTGTTCCCGGCATCTGGCTAGTGTATCCAGTTTCAAAAAATCTTCTAACCGTGTCTCCTTTAATTTTACTTACTGGTGGAAATAATCCCTTTGCATCCATAGTTAAAAAGAAGATGTTATTTGGGTGTTCAAATTCTCTTTGTAGTCTATGAGAATTTTCAACGCAGTCTATTGGATAACTCAATCTAGCGTTTGGTACACCGGGATTCTCTATCACAAGTGTTTCTCTTTTTCTGGCCAACTCAACAGCATCAAAAATGGTCTTGTGTGTTTCTGGAGTTAAACCTTCACTTTTAGCATAACAACCGGTTTCAACCATTTCAATTCCATAATGATTCCAAGAAATTTCATCATCTCCAATAAGATTGAAGTCAGGATCGCTGCTAAGCGTTGTTTTTCCAGTTCCACTTAATCCAAACATTAGGTTCGTAGTATCTTTATATGTAAATGCGCTACAATGCATTGGTAGTACACCGTTCTTAGGTAAAAGAAAACTTATTATACCAAACACACCTTTTTTAATTTCACCAAGAAAGGTTGTTCCAGCAATAAGCATTTCTTGCTTATCAAGATGCACATAAATCTTTGGATCCATTTCTAAATTCGTGTTGTGAATAATATTCCAATCTGGAATCTTACCTTTTATAACGGGCGTAAACATATTACGAACAAACTGTGCGTGTCTGTCATCATTTGTCACAACACGAAACCTATACCCACAAGTTTCAAATTCTATATCATGCTTATAACAATCATCATTTTTTAAATCTTTATAAAATTCGTAGTAATCAGCTTCATCACCAATTTTATAATATTTCGGTCTTGATTTATCTAGCTCTCTAGTCAATGTACCAAAATGATATTTGTTTTCTGGACTTCTACCTGTGGGGTTAGTTGTAATCTCAATATTTGGCATTATTAATCTCCTACATTCATGGGAGCATAAACCTCACCATTATATTGTGAGCCAGTTTTATCTGGTCCTGTTTCTACACCACTGTTACATCCAAAAACAACTACCATCAAAAACAAAATACTATAAATTGTGGCTCTCTTTGTCCAAAGCATAAACAACTCAAAAGTTTTTTCCGCTTCTTTCTGTGCTTCTTCTCTAGGCGTCATTGAACAAAGTCCACACACCAACGTCAGGCCAAGCTAACAAATTAATAATAATTGGAATACCTAATATGATAAAGACTGATATAAGAACAGCCCATCCTAAACCTTTTGTAGTACAGTAATTTTGACTCATTATGCCACCATTTTGCTAAAGTTTTTCTCTTTCATAAATTCTATTTTTTCTGCGAATTTCCCGTCAAGTATTTCTCCCTTATGAGATATGACAAATACATTCGTATCCTCACCAAGTGTGTATAGAATTTTCATAAGATTGTCTACACCATCATGATCGAGAGATGAGTCGAACGTTTCATCAAGAATGAGCAAATTCGTGGCTACTGAATTTTTCATTTTAGCAATCTGGCGCCATGTAAATAATAGAGCCAAATCAATTCTTTGTTTTTCTCCTTCAGAAAAAGAATCATAGGAGAAAGCATCCCGATGTCTTGAACGTATAGTTTCTTGAAAACTTTCATCTAAGTTAAAGTGTACGAAAAAATCAAGAACTTGTAGGTACTGGTTGACTAGCTTATTTATGATTGGAATATACTGCTTGATTACTTTGGTCTTGATACCAGTATCTTTCAGCATCTCAGACATGACCATGTTATAAGAATACTCTTCGTTAAGCTTGAGCTTTTCTTCCATACGAGAGTTACGATCATCATTCATTTCTTGAAGGTCTTTATTAGCTTCGCCGATATCACCCTCCTTAGCGGTAAGTCTTTCAATGTCTTTATTCAAACCGAATATTTGTTTTTGTAAAGATGTAATGGTTTGATTGTTACCGTTTATCTTAGATTGAAACTCTCTAAGCTTTTCTGCTTGAGCATTCCAATAGTCTAGTCTTTCGGTTAGCTCTTTACTTTTTTCTTGGAGAGCATCCATCTGCTTTTTGATCTCATGAGCATCATGTTTACACTCCTCGATCTTTTTGGATTTAAGTTCTGGGTCGATAACTTGTGAACACGTCGGGCAATTATCATTCTCTTCATAAAACTTTGAATCTTTAACAATTGATTTAATGGCTGATGTGGCTGTAGCCTTATCGTGAAGAAGGCGCTGTTTCTCATCATTGGCTTCTTTAAGTGCTTCTGATGTGTTTTCGGCACTGTCTTGAATAAAATGTGAGAGCTCGCCATTTGAATATTGTAAGTCTTCGATGTTCTTTTGTACTTCGGCGATCTTATCTTTTTTATCATTAATCTCATCCTCATTCATTTGAGTGATGTCTCGAATATATTTGCGTTGAGCTTCTATCTTGTTTTTTACGATATCGAGCTGGTAATCATTATCTTTTAATTTATCTTTAAGACTGGCGTTCTTTTCCTTAATAAGCTGGTTCATCTTTGAAAATATATTAATATCCAGAAGGTCCTCGATAACATCCCGTCTATGCTGTGCTGGCAGCTGCATGAAAGGAATAAAGGAGGAGGAACCAAGCACAACAATCTGATGGAAGCTCTTATGATTAAGCTTAATGATGTTTTGCTCGAGGACCTTCTGGTACTCTTTGGAATGAGATGATTGATTAATCATTGTCCCATTCTTCCAGATCTCAAAGATACCCGGTTTTATACCACGTACTACTTTGAATTCAGATGAACCGATAGTAAATACTGCTTCTACTATACAGTCTTTATTATTAATAGTGTTTACAAGCTGAGGTTTATTGATGTTACGGTGAGGTTTACCAAACAGAGCAAACGATAAAGCATCCAGTAAAGTTGATTTACCAGCACCGTTTTGACCAACGATAAGAGTTGATTTCACTTTATTTAGATTAATTTCAGTCCACTTATTACCGGTGGATAGAAAATTTTTCCAACGAACAGTTTTAAATACGATCATACTATTTCGAGAGCCTGTGCTTCACTTAACAAATTGCGCATGCTTACTTTGATCTTGTCTTTATCCAGATCCGTTTCAACAGCATCAATATAACTATCCAGAAGAGTTTCAGTCTCTTCGACAGAAACACCTTCATCATCAACGTTTTCACCAATAAACTCATTAAAGTTTTCAGCAATCTTGAGTTCATGTATCTTCCTATTTTGTATTCTATCAACAAATCGGTCAAATGTAAATAGGTCTTGCTTATTTATTACAACTATTTTTACAAATTTATTGTCTACAAAATCCACATTCATATCGGTGTAATCTTTTTTAGAATCATCGTAGTGAATTCTTTCATAAAGAGTATGTGGGTTACGAATGGCTTCTATCTCACGAGTCTCGGTGTCAATGACATGAAAATACTTGGGATCATGAGCATCAGACCAGAAGAACTCCATTTGAGAACCAAGATACATGACATTATCTTTTTGTGATTTTACGTGGAAGTGACCAGATAAAACTTTTTCGAACCTATCAAATATCTTATGGTCCATACCATGATGGTTAACCACACCTCTCATAAGATCAAACCCAGATAGTTCTAAATGACCACCTAACCAATCAGCTTTACAGTTTCGTACAAAGTTAATGCTTTTTTCATAGTTTTCTTGATTAATCCAAGGGAGCAGAGCCATCTTTAAAGATCCATACTCCATAACTGTTGGTTCCATAATAATATGGATCTCATTCATATAGTGTCCAAGAAGTTCTTTAAGAGAATTTAAATCATTCGTATTCTTATAATAAGTATCATGATTACCTGGGATGACGTCCATAGTCATCTTGTTTTCACGAAGCTTATCTAAAAAGTGCTTACGATTATGATTAAGAGCTCTAAAGTTAACGAACTTACGATGATCATAGACATCACCGAGATGAACTATGTGTTTAATATCATGCTCAATGCAATGAGGAAAAAATACTTTTCCCCAAAAATCAGCTGCATTATTCAAAAAAACTTCACTGCTGTTTCTAATACCGCAATGAGTATCATTCAGTACTGCTATCTTCATTTATTATTCCAAAAATTCTGTAAGGTCTGAGTCTACGTGAACCGCTCTTTTCTTTTTCTTTTTGGTGGTTTTCGCGAATTCTTTTATCTCAGTATCATAAGCTTTTACTTTATCTATCCTATCTTTAAGAGTATCGATGAAGTGAGTTGCTACCTGAGTAGCAGCGTCATCAGCCAATTCATTGGCTATAAAAGCTTCAACTCCGGATTGAGAAAGATATTTTTCTTTTATATCCTGTTGTCTCTTTTCTTTTTGAATTCTTCTCAGGAAAGCATACCAAATAATTTGTGTGAAGTACGCGAAAGCGTTTGGTTTTCCTGTTCTCGTCTCAGCATTTATGTCGTAGTTTTCTATTGCTTTAAGACAGTTTTCTACAGCATCCATCACCATTTCTTCACGATAGGTGTATCTGATAAAGTTAGATTTATGTGATAAGTTTTCGGCTATTCTTAAAAATGATATCGCTATGTAGTCTGGAACTACGGGAAGAGATTCATCTTTTTCTTTAGATTTCTTTACCTCAGTGACATAGTTTACTACAGCCTGAGAAAATTCTTGATTGTTAATGTAATGTACGTTCTTTGATTTCTTTTTACTCATTACAAATTCCTTAAACATAATTTAGATATATTATACACTAAAAATAAAGTAAAGTAAAACACTTTTTTTTCAAAAAAAGGCATTTTTGGGGTTTACTTTTTTGACAAATAGTATATAATAATAAAGTGGTCTTTATGGTGGGCAGTAGTACTAGTGCAGCTTGCTTCTGTCTATGCTGATCACGTTACTGTAATCTTCTATACTCTCTTCTAAAACGTCTTCTTCATTAAATTCTTCTTCTTGCCTCAACATTATCTCTTTAACATTCGCCATAATTTTTACGTATTGATTATGTAGCTCACTATAAGGAACGGTAGCAGATACGATATGATACAGATTCAAAGATATAAAGTGATTGCTATCTTCCACATAAGTCATGAAAGGCTTAAAAGTATAGTAGCTGTTTCCAGTAATAGGAGTATCTATCCTCACAATCTTAAAAGCACTTGAAATTACTAGATCGTCTTCGAGTTCTTCTTCTATCTTACAGATAATTTCAGAACCATCTGATAATAAAAGTTGCTTTATATTGTCAGATTCAATTCCCATTAATTTCTACCTTATATAGCTTAAAATTAAATTTTTCTTTTTTATATATCTTTAATCTTTCTTCGGAGTGTAAGAGAGCGTAGTTTTTCTTAGACTTATGCTGCATATTATCTACTATGTCGTAGAGCTTAGTGCTTCTTCCGTTATCGGACTTACGTAACCCTCTTCCGATACTCTGTAAAACTTTAATTTGAGACTTTGACGGGCTAGCAAAGATGATATTGTGCAGATTCCGAATATTAATACCAGTACTAAAGGTACCAAGACTTGCAACAATAATAGCATTTTTTTGTCCTTCAGTTATTTTACGAATAGCTTCTCTGTCAGAGGTTTCAGTAGCTCCAGATACGAAGAAAACCTTTCTGTTTACCTCCACCTTATTATTTATAAGGTCAAAAAGTGGTTTTCCATGTTTTTCGACAAACTGAAATAAAACCAATGTATTACCAGTCTGGTCTAAAGCTAAGTTACGTATAAACTTATTTCTTTTTTCATTTCTTACTATAAAATCTATTTCATCAATATACGTTAAACCAACATTATTTTTCTTAGTCTCATCATCATAATTTAATTCAAGCATAAAGATATCGAGATCGGCTAAGGTGTTCTTATCTTGAAGGTTCTTGGTGGTGGTTACTTTCATAACTTTACCAAACAACCCTTCCAGCACAAGTTGGTGTGTCTGTGTTCCATCCAAAGTACCCGTAGTACCAAACCTATACTCAGCATCTCTAGACTTATTCATAATGTTAGTTAACGACTTAGATTTAAACCCATGACACTCGTCTCCGAATACTGATCCAAACTGTTCGAACCAAGTTATAGGAAGCTTGTATATAGACTGCCAAGTGCTAATGAATACTTTTTCCGTTACATTAGTTTTTGGTTTACCGGAATATATTACGTGACACTCTTCATTAGCAGACCAAGATTCATCATTGGAAGAGTAGTCATCGAAGTCACCGTACATCTGCTCAACTAAAGAAGTCGTAGGAACAATGATTAGAGCTTTTTGATCGTAGTTTTCAAGAAACCATCTCATTAATACATATATTATAAGTGATTTACCGGAACCAGTTGGAGAAAGCATGATAGCTCTTTTTCTACGAATACCTTCACATATAGCGTTAAACTGGTAATCTCTAATTTCTATCGGTTGACCACTGCTACATAAGTCCAAACTTTTAATGAAAGACATTATCTTGTTTGGATCGATGTCATTAATTGATTCAGGAGGACCATAGTTACTATCCTCATACTCAACTGTATATTGTCTTTTTTCACAAAAATCTTTTACGTAAGGAAGTAATCCGCATGGTAGCTCATGGTTGTTGACATTAAATAGTCTTACTTTACCGTCCCATACTTTATTACGGTATAGGGGCATATACTTATACCCAGGGACAAAGAATGAGAAATAGTCACTAAGTTCTTGTGCTATTCCCCAGTCACATCCTACAATCATATTACTATGATTCATCTTCTGTAAGACAACTTTATCCACTTATATATACACCATCTTTTGGTCTAAACCACTGCTTCTGTTCATGTATCCTACCTAAAAGATCCTGAATCTCATTCATTTCAGCTTTAAACTCAGGAGAAGTCTCACCTTGAGCTATAGCTATGCCTCTTCGACCGGCTTTAGCTCTTAGAGCTTGCTCGATTACTTCTATATCTCTTACAGTTAACTCAAAATTTTTATTAGGTTTAACCATCATCCACCTTGTTCAAACTGTTTCCATTTTATAATATTACCAATTGTTTGATGTCGCCAATTTATATTAGTAACGATTTCTTGTAAAGTTTCAACCAATGTCTTATAGTAAGTTACGGTTTCCTCACTCTTTTGAATATCTATATCAGAATCATAGTAGTGATTCATGTCACCCTTCATGACTTTTAGACCATTGAAAGGATCATACTCCCACCCCTTCTCTTCAATCTCTTCCTTCGACATCTTGTTGTTATAGTATAACCACTTATCTTTCAACAAAGTTTTTTGTTTCAACTCTGCTTTCTTCAGCTGTAGTTTATTGATTGATAGAAGCTGTAGATATTTTGAGTGCAGTTTAGCGGTATCTACCGAAGTTCTAGCTAGATCACTTGCGTTGATCTTACTATCTTCTTCCCACTCCTTAAGGATTGTTTCCAGATTCAAGTTATATTCTCCATCATATAGTATTATATATCAAACTACTTCAAACTCATCTATTCTAAAAGATACCGGCATAGTTATAACATCAGTATCCGATAAGCTAGCCGTAAAGGTTATAGACCCTATACTTGTCGGCACGGCATTTAAATATCTTATTGTTCTTATGACGTTGTTAGAACTAGATAGTATACTAACCTGTATGTCTTGCTCTATAAAATTTTCTGTAGGATTTGATCTACTATCAGTAAGAGATTTTATCCAGTTAAAAATCTCAGTATATGAGTTCATGTCTTCATCAATTATCAAATCTATCTGTAACTCGTCAAAGTTTAAAGTATCACCAGGAATAGACACCGTTTGAATTCTACTGAATGGCACTTGAGCAGAAGATACGGCTATACCGGGATGTATGACAGACTGCGCAAAAAATTGCAAGTTGCCATACTTCTGTCTTTCAATTGTTATCTTAAAATTACTCGGTTGTAAGTAATTAACATTATCTGTACGAACGGCCATATAGATTCCTTTTTTATCTATTTATATATATCATCTAAAAATAAGGGCCGGTAAAAACCGGCCCAGTTCGTTTCTTCATTATTTTTATTATTTTGGGGGTAACCCTTATGCGCCGAGGATGTTGTCCACGCGGAAGATACGGTAGTACTGGTTTGACTTCGCTGCAGCAAGACCATCTGCTGGTGTAGAACCAACGAATGGGTTTGATACCATGCCGTAACGAGTTTTAAACCCGATACGTGGCTGGAAGTCTTCCTCACCGACAGCACGAACCATCGTAAGTGGTACGTATGGGCAGTAGAAGAGACCTGCATCGTATGCGTTAGTACCTTTGTAGCCAACAGTGATGTAATCAGCGACAGCATATGGGTCGATGTATACACGTGTACGACCGTTAAGAACACCAGCAAAAGTGTTGCCTGTGTCATCAACGTTCAGATTCGTTGACATCGCTGGTGCGTAGTCAAGCATACCAGTTGAAGCAAGAGCAGAAGCTACATCTGATGAACAGATGATGAAGTTACCACGGCCTCTCCGAGTTTGCTTAGCAATCGCGTTTGCTTCACGCTCGATTTGTACCATGAGACCTTTGAAACGCTCAACTGACCAACGACCATCTGCATCCGTTTGTACGTTGAAGATACCGTTGATTGCGGTGTTACCCGTTGAAGCGCCTGTTTTAGCTTGGCTGTTGATTGTGCGAATAACTTCGCGGTTGATTTCTGCAAGAATTTCTGCTGACAAGATGTTTGCCAGTTCTGATTCTGCATCAAGACCATGAATTGCTTTAAGGTCTTGAGCCAGCTCCAAGCTGTACTCTGCTTTCAGAGCACGTGTTTTCGCTGTTACGGTTGATTTCTCGATGGTGAAACCCATTTCAGCGAATGCTGAGTTTGGATCTACGTTGCCACCTGAACCAAGACCTTCACCGTCAGCCGTTGGCATAGCGCCTGCAGGATGAGTAGATGAACGCTCTCCATCGATGGTGCTGTCTGCATCACCGTCTGTAAGACCTGAAAGACCTGATGGGTTGTTAGTGTGTGTTCCGGAAGAATCACCTGAGTATGCAGTATTTGCTTCATCGAACAGTGCTTCATCACCAGCAGTTACACCACCACGTGTTGTTTTATAGCGTGACTTCATAGCGAAGATCAAGCCAGTTGGACCAGTCATTGGCTGAACACCGCAGACGTCATACGCCATCATGTTTGGCATTGCACGACGTACGAGTGAGATAAGCACGGGATCCCAGCGATCAATAGACGCCGTTGAAGTTCCAGGTACGTCTTCAGTGATCATACGTGCTTCTTTAAGAGCTTGCTCTTGGTTTTCAAGAACAACCGCGGTCACCTGCTTTCTGTAAGAATCTTCAATTTTACCTGCAGATTCTTCATTGAGAACGGGTGCCCATTTCTCCGTGAGATTTTTATACATATTAGACATTTTCTTTTGTCCCCTTATTAAGATGTAGTTCTAAGTGCAGAAATGTAACGTGACATCGCGTCTGAACCAGTTGAAGCATTGTCAGATTCTTCTTTGATGACTTCAGCTTCTGTTGACAGTTCTTCTTCTACGATTGTGTCATCAGATGAAGTTTTAGATCCAAAGTATGAGTCCTTCAGAGTCGCTACTTTTTCAGCAAATTTTTCATCTGATTCGTATTCTACGCTTTCTGCGAGTTTTTCTAGCTTGGCAGCTTGAGTATCAGCAAGACCTTTAGATGCTTCACGTACAATAATAGTACGACGAAGTTGATCTACTTCTTCCTTCATTGCCATGGCTTGTTCTGTTTTAGCGTTAACTTGACTTTCCAAATCTTCAATAGTTTCCACTAGATCGTCGACTAGGTCAACTTTTCCTTCAGGAACTTCGATATAAGATTCTTTAAACAGATCTTTCAGGTTGCTCATAAAGGTTTCTGCGATTTCTGTACGCAGACCTTTTTCAACAGCCACTCTGTTTTCTTCCATCCAAGTTTCAACTACGTAGTTGAGGTAGCTATCGATTTTACCGATAAGCTCTTCTCTGGTTTCATTGAGACTTTCTTCAGTTTCAATAGCAAACTGCTCTTCAAGTGCAGCAACTCTTTCTTCCATCTGAGCATCCATCTCTGCTTGTTTAGCAGAAACGTACTCTTGGACTCTTGAGCTAACAGCAGCTTCGAAAATAGTAGCAGCTTTATCTTTGAAACCTTCCGCTAGTCCTTCTTCGTTAGCGATTAAAGCTTCCAGGTCTTGTGAATGGTCTGAAGTAATGATCTCATCTTCGAGTTCAATTTCTTCACCCATCATGGTTTTATAAGATGCTTTCAGATCTTCTTTCTTCATCTTATTCATTTTGTTATACATGGCGTTAACCATGCCAGCTTTTGTTTTTGGCATCGGCTCGGCTTTTAAACCTTTCCCGCCAGGCTCTTTTGCAGTGGGTCCAGCGTCTGTAGCTTTATCAGCCGCAGCCACTGATTGTGCCTCTGCATTCTTAGGATCATGAGCTTCTTCGATCTCGTCGATTTCATCGAGCTCAACATCCTGTTCCTTAATTTGATCAGTCATGTTTGACTCCCTTTTTTATTTGAGCAACGAGAGGAAATTTTTAAACTCACGTTCCTGCACTAAATGCAGATCAGCACGTGGAGCTTTTTTAATTTCAGTCTCAATTTTTTCAACGTCTTGAATTTCTTCTTCAATCTCTTCAACATCCTCTTCAATAAGGTGCTGAGGTTGAATTACACCATTGTTCCAAACCCACTCTACGCCTTCCATTATCCCATTAACGAATGCTTGCGGAGCAGATGGATCTTGTACAATGTCGACAGTTGCTAAATGAAAATCTTCTTTAACATACATTGTCCCATTACGATTCTCAAGACTTCCCATACCACGAGTTGAAACGCCTAGTTGAACACCACCATCGAGGAGACCTTTTACAATGTTTCCCATTGGAGTATCTAATATAAGCGCTTTTCCCATCACATTATTACCGTCCCACTTAAGTTCGGTTATGCGATGTGAAACCTTATCTAAGTTAACAGTCGGACCATCCGGATGATTGAGTTCTCCAACCGCTCTCTTAGTTGCAACCTGCTCGGTTGCAAATTTATGTACGGCAGACTCCAAAATTTCTCTTGGATATATTCTACCGTTTCTATTCTTACTTTCAGCTTGTGCGAAGATACCTTCAATCACATAGTTTTTCTTTCCTGAGCCTTCTACTTCCTCAGTAATATAAGATATATCTTGATCGTTATATTCCGCAATAAGCTTCATAGTTCTATCCTTTATATTGCTTGACGAATTCTTTAGCCATCTTTACAGCTTGATTCTCGGTAGGGTAGCTATCAAGAAGACTTCCGTCAACCATTACTTTAAATTTGTTTTTATCTTTGACTATCTCTACTTTTACTCCAGATATATTCATCTTTTTGTTTTCGTTTAGAGAATGTCGTATATCATTAAACCGCTTCATCGTACTCCATATCACCTTCTTCAGTTTCTGCTTCAGGTGCGTCATTATAAAGACGATTAGCGATCGCTATTCTTTCGTTATCCAATGCTGTGGACAATCTATCACTAATCATACTGTTAAAAATATCATTAGACTTAACAAAATCTTTGTCCTCAATAGAACCAATAAGCTCTGAAATAGGATTTACTTCTACTTCAGGCTCTTCAATATCTTCGATGTCTTGCTCCGCAGTTGTATCAACTGTTTCGACTTCATCATCAAAATTTTCTTCATTATCCATTTTGTTCTCCATATTTTAGTTTATTTATATAAGTAAAGTTTTTAGGATTAAAATAAAATTACCCACATTAAGCCTCCAGTTGTAAAGCAGTTAAAGTAACTGTAACTGAAGGCGCACCCGAAGCTAAGCTGGATACTCTAACCGGAATATCACTACTACTTTCTGATTCATTAAATCCAAGAACACCCGGAGACATGACTACTGTCTCAGCACCATTTGTAATAACTTCGGCAATTACTCCAGCATTTGGCAATGGATCAGACAACTGTGTTCTACCACTATTTACATCAGCAGTTCTCGCTGTGCTGCTTGTGTATATTCTTACCCAAGCAGCCCCACTCGTTTGTATCTTCATAAGCATGTAGGCTTTATAACCGGTTATGTCGGAGTTGAATTCGCCTGATCCAGTAGCTGTTAATGCAGTATTTCTTGATTGCAGACCAGAGATAACTAGGTTACCAGATCCCAATAGTGATTGAGCGTTTATCGTTTTTATATTGACACCGGATACTAAAAGTTCTTGTATCTCTGACTCATTTCCCGTTATTTCAATTTCTTCAGAATAAAGAATATTATCTGAGTCAACTATGATATCTTCTACAAAATCTGAGTCTGCTAGAGTTACTACAGGGTTAGTAGGACGATGTATTCTAAGATTAAAGGTTTTATTGATAGTTTCCCACGCTCCGTCTAGAGCATTGTGATAGCTTGAAGCAGTAGCTGACTGCAGGGTAACTGTTGTTATTTGATTCGAGTCTAAGTTTAATCTAAGACTATAGTTTAAAGGCTGATAGAAGTCAGAAGTATTAACCTCATACCACAGCCCAACTTGATCCGTAGATCTTGGAGCATCGATAGTAATATCGATGAAAGAATCTTCATATGTAACATTAAAAGAATCAGATGTTAGTCGTACTACTTGCCCATCAGGATTCCTGTATAGTACTACATCTGCCATTAGTTTTCATCTTTGTCATCAGCATTCTGCCTATTAATGTCGGCAGCATCTTTACGTGCTTCTTCCTCATTTTCATCATCGACTTCTTGTTCCAATTCTTTCATGTCTTCCTCTGAAAGTTTCAAGATATTTTTCATGACCCAAGCTTTGGTGAAATACTCACCGACATACTGATTAATCATGTCAAGAGTCTGAATTCTTTCCTTAAACAGCTCGCTTTCTTTTAATTCACTGAAATAATTATCTCTTGAATACTCGACTCTAATATCATTCTTCCAAGTATCCCAGTCTTCCTCTGTTATAATATTTTTGAGTAAAAGATGTTTCTTTAAGATACCCAAGAATAAATGAGAGAATTTGTTTCTAAGTCTATCAATAAATTTTTGAAACTTAACTTCATCCCTGGATATTTCAGTGGATCTACCAAGTGAAAACTGAGCTTCTTGTTCAAGCCTGTTTATAGGAACATTGAGTGACCTGTATAGACGTTTTTGAAAATAGATGATGTCATCGATTTGTCCAAGATTCTCGCCTCCTGGCAGAGTGGATATCTCCGTTCCTCTACCACCTTCTCTTCTTGGAAGCCAAAAATCTTCAAGCATCGACATATGCTTACGATCATCTCTTAGTTCCCCCGAATTGGCATCATATACAAGTTTGTTTCTATACTTAGTCATGATATTTTTCATATATTCTTCGGCTTTACCTTTTGGAAGGTTACCTACATCAATATAAAAAATTCTACGTTCCGGTGCTCGAGCAAGTCTATATATGACAAGCGAGTCTTCCATCATTCTTAGTTGGTTAATCGGTTTTATCGACTTATGTAAGTGTGAAACAACTTTCTTACGGTTCTCATCAAGTAGACCGGATGTTACGTAGCTTATAGATTCTTCCGTAAACTTAATAGCATTATTTCTCGCACTATTTTGTCCAGGCCTTTCTTGAAATATAAAATATTCTTTAACACTTTTAATGATTTCGGCGTTAGTAATCCGATCTTTTTCTTTCTTGACTTCTTTCACTTTACGCATCTTCATGGCATCAATGTATCTAATTTCTTGAATGCCTGCTTTCTCAGCCCCATCTTTTACTACGAGATGGTGAAAGATTCTGCCATCGGTATACCATCTTTTAAAAATATCATGACCGTTTTCTTTAAAATTAAGCATACCTAAAATATTATCAAATTCTTCTGTTATCTGATCTTTAATTTGTTTAGGAGCTTCGATATCATCCAGCGCTATGGATACACCCACACCATTATCATCATCACCAACGATCGCCTCGTTAACTATATCTTCTATCGCCGCATCAACTTCAGGATGAAGAGCAACACCTCTATATTTGTTAATAAGTTGATAGTTATCTTTTGCTTCATTTCCGTCTATATCAACATACTGACCGTAGTGACCGGCTGAAGCAGTAACGTATCCGGCTCCATCCTCAGACTGAGGTGGAACTACGGACTTTAACTTCTCCGCACTTTTATCGTTAGCTCTTTTTATCTCAAAGCCAAATAACTTAATACTATTTTCTGCCACGAAATTACCTTTCATAATTTGTCTGAGAGGTTAAACCTCTCAGACTATTTATTCAAACATTATGAAGTTACTTGTGCTTTCGCTTGGTTAAACGAATGCCAGTACTGAATCTGGAACTCAATACTGAATTCTTCAATAATGTCATTATTATCATAAGATAGATCAATGGGTGAGATGTTGGTTGGAAACGCTCCTACAAATTTGTAAGTATATAGTGTGTCTCCGTTTTTATCGAGCTGTTCTACATCAAGATCTACCTGATATTGATCGGGAGTCGTAACACCCGAGTTATCTTCGTGGTTATTGATTCCGTTCATCCATGTTTCCATAGCCGTACGAATAGCAAAGTCCGTATCGTTAAACACGGTTGCTACCCACGGTTCAAAAACTCTGTCTCCAGCTATTTGAACTTGACGACCACGAAATGGGACTATGATGTTTCCCATAATGGAAGACGGAAGCTGTGCTGCTCTACACATAAAGGATGTTTTCTCATCCCTTATAGCTTCAACGCCAGCTATACCAGGAGGTGCTCTAAAAGTAACCTTGAATAGATTAGGTCTAGCGCCGCCACCGGCAAGCTGCTGTTTAAAATCATTTACGCTTAAAACTGCCATTTTCTTCTCCTAGTTATACCGTGCCAACGACTTCTTCAAAGGCAACGCCTGACCGTACAGCAACAAAATTAAGAGTAATGAAGTTGATTGAACGAGCAGGTTTGATGAAGATATTCGCTACGAATTGATTGGCATCAACGATTTCTGGACCGTTATTGGTTTCGTCACATACCAGTTTAAAGTCTGTAATACCTCTTCGACCCTGTACGTTCCTCAATACTGGTTCAATGATACCGACGAATTCAGCTCTTGTAAACTCATCATTGAACTCAAACATTACATTTTGTGCTGCTCTTGCGATAGCTCTTTCAAGCACCAAGAACAATCTGCGTACGTTGATTCTGTCAAACGCCGATGCTCTATTTTGGTGAGTTTTGTCACCGTATAGAAGCAGACCTTGACCTGGAATATTAGCGATCGGGTTTACACCTGCCTTATAGAGTGTATCTCTTTCACCCTTTGTAGGATTATAAGCTAGACCGGTTATGCCAAGATACGCTCCTCTTCTTGGACCAGCCGGTGAGAACCAAGGGGCTGAGTTTCTGTCTGTAGCAGCCATAAGACCAGCGGTTGAAGAAGCTGCAGGAATATGAATGAATTTATCGTTATACTTATCGTATATTTTAAGATAGTTGTTATCCACGATCAAGTAACTTGAATTAGTGAACGTATCAGCCGTTGATACAGCATCCGTAGTTTCACCGCCGATATTACCTACTACATCACTCCTTGCTGGAGAACTTACAGCAACACAGTCTTTTCTAGAAGTAGCGATGGATGTTAGATGGTTGGTTATAGTCGTTTGATTTGTTCTACTAGACATTCCCGGACTCATCAAGAAATCAACTTCTATCGTGTCTACATCAGCAAACTGATTAAATCCATTTTGATACTGTGCTAAGCTTGGAGCATTTCCGTCTAGACCACCGCTCAGTCTTTGTACCTGAACTTCTTGAGTTCCAGACTGGTTTGAAAAGTCTTTATGTTCAGCAGTTGTTTTACCTACGGCCGGACCGAATCCTGTAACTGGATCAGCATTTACGGAACCTAAAGAAGCCACGTTTCCTAGATAAACGTAGTTTGACTTATTGTTGATTACGTCTTTTATGTAGTTAGTCGTACCGTCGGCGTTTCTAGCATCTCCGGCTTTCGAAACATATGAGTATGTTTCAAGAATAGAACCCTTAGTTCCGGTGATAAGACCGTCTGAATCAACGACAGCAACATGCATTTCGTCATGTAGACCGCCTTCTTGAGCCACGTAAGCCGAAGTACCAGGTTTGCTGTTGAAGTGAGTAGCATACGTCCAAGATGAAAACTCGGATGCATCGATACCATCAGACTCTGAAGCCATCATATGAACGGCTATTGAGTTTCCTAGTTTTCCGGGATATCTGGCTAACCAACTCTTTCCTTGAATGGGAGACCAAGCATCAAAAGCTTCTTTATTTTTAATTAAATGAGTCTGTCCATCTACTCCAGCATTTATCATCGAGTCGCCAGAAGATCTTACTACTTGCATTGCGTTTGAATATTTTAAAAAGTATGAAGCGGTATGAAAATCATAGGTAATAGCCTGATTTGATTCTGTTTCTTCGGTCCCAACACCTTTTGGAGAACCGAAAGTTTCTACTAGTCCCGCTTCGCTTGTTATGAGTCTCGGCTCTTCGACTGGTCCCCAACGAAAAGCTCCCGCGAATGCTCCTGTAGATGATTGAACATTGGGAACGGCGTTAGTGAGGTCAATTTCTTTTACTATTACTGCCGGAGACTCTGATGGTGCGAATAAAGCCATGTCTCTTTCCTTTTTTTAATTATAAGATGTTCATAATACGGTTATCTTCAATTAACTATATTTATATAAACATAGATTTAGAAGTTTGGATCATACTCTATAGCCCATCCGTCATTTTCTGGATGACGAGGTATATCATCCAAACCGTTATCTATGAACCCAAAGGGTAGAATGTCTTCCTCTATCTCCTTCATTCTATTCTCGAACATTAGTTGCTTAATATCAATGTCCGTCAACTCATTGAAGTAGTTGGTTCCTACGAAGTAACCAAAGAGTATCAAGTTCATTACTAGATCATCATGATTTCCTTCGGAAGCTTCGTATGATGTACCTCTAGCAACAAAAGTTGATATTTCAAGAATAGTGTCTTCATCCACCACCTCAATCTTTTGATTCTCAATAAGATCTTTGAATGATGAACAACCAATTCTTTTTACTTTTCTAGTCATAAGTATACCAAGCGCATTAGCCTTTACAGTAGACTCAACAAACATATTTTCATACTCGAGATCATGATAAAGACCATTACAAACTACCTGACCAGCATCATTTGATTCTATTACTACCATAGCTTCATTGTAGGAAGTCGCAAATTTATAAATAATATTTGGGAAGAGTAATGGAGATATAGTGTTGTTGCGATAGACTGCAACCTGTTTAAACGGATTAGCCGTCACATCGAGTAAATTGAAAGTAGAATAGTCCTGTCCTCTTCCCTTCGCAACATCCACAGTCATTATATAAGTATGATTTTTCTTAGGAACTTCGTATATCTTAACTCCTTCGCTCGTAACTTTAGAAGGATCTTTTCTCCTTAAAGATAAAAGAGTCTCGGCTCCAATGAGTGTATCTCCTGTTCCAAAGAAGGTGTTTCCAAATTCTTGATCGAACTGCAATTGAGAAGTATTAGCAATGGTTTGATTCTTCCATGCTTCATCTCTTCCGGGAACATCCCACCAGTCGACTCTAAACGGTTTGTACTCATTGACTCCTTGAGTAGCACCCTCCCATATCTTATGAAAAACATTACCGATACCGTTCGCCGTTGAAGTAATAATAACCTTTGTGTCTTTACCAGATGAAACAACCGGATACGTTGATGTATAAAACTCATTTGCTCTTTCGACAAAGGCAAACTCGTCTAAGTATAGTAAGCTAACAGACATACCACGAATTGAAGAACCGGACGTTGCTGCCGCTACGATTCTTGAATTATTACTGAATTCTATCGAACCTTTGTTAAGTGCTTTGCAACCGGGCTGCAGAAAGAAAGGAAGATTCTCAAGCATAAGAGTTACTCTACCCAACATTTCACGAGCTGTTGCTCCTTTGTTGGCCATGACCGCAACTATTTTTTCTGAATGGAATATTGCAAACCAAAGTAGATATGCTACTGAAGAGATTGATTTTCCGGATTGTCTACAAGCTAGAACAATATTAAATCTATTTGCGTTAAATGCAGTAAACATTTTTTCCTGATACGGATACAGATCAAAGTCGACAAGACCCTCATCAAGTGAGATGATCTTACAGTATTTCTTCGCAAAATATGATGGATCGTTCATACACCTAGCATACTCTTGTATTTCACTGGGTGTCCACTGCTGAACTACACCGTCTCTTTTTACGTTAGGATTACCGAGATATGATTCATTTTGCATCATCTTCTAGTCTATCTGTAATATCAATTACATTGTCATGGTTTTTGTTCATATCTTGAAGCATTCTTTGAAGCTCAGTGGTTGAACCTACGAATAAGTTGTTATTCGTGGTTCCTTCAACTTGCTTAGGCTGATCTTTCTTCAAGTAATCTTTCTTTTTCTTATGGAGATCCATAAGTCTGTCGTTCACGTCCGATATATTCTTAATCATCCCAGACACAACTTCAAATGCTCTGGGATGTTCCAGTTGCTTAGCGACTTCCATCATCTCTTCAAGAGCACCCTGACCTTTTTC